GGTAGTGAAGCATGAACAAGTTAGAGCAGGAAGCTAATAACTGGATAAAGGAGAGAAAAATGATGAGTAGTATTACAGCTACAGAGTACCAGATACGCGCTGCTGAAACTGCCATCTTCCCAAAAGCAAAAGCCCTTGAGTATATTACTCTTGGGCTTACAGGGGAGGCTGGTGAGATTGCTAATAAAGTAAAGAAGTTAATACGTGATGGTGCAGACGTGGAAGGATACCATGATAAACGTAATCAAATAGGTGCAGAGTTAGGAGATGTACTATGGTATTGCGCCATGCTTGCAAGAGAGGTAGGCATGAACCTTGGTAGTGTTATGGAAGGCAACCTTGAGAAACTGGCAGATAGAAAAGCTAGGAATAAACTAGGTGGTGACGGAGATGACAGG